AATAGACTATAGCTATACTGTAATGAGAATAGTTATCATTAAGTATTACTATGCATGGAAGGTTAGCTAGATCAAGGACAAATTACGAGGAGGAAGAGAACGTGATTGTCATTCCATCGCTATTACTGGGCAATAGCTCTGTCATTACTACTGTTACTAGTCACTACTATATATATATGATGCTGCGCTAACCATTATCCGCTTGCATCATTCCAAGCTATCAGTTTCTCTGTGTTGATAGTTATAATTATTAGTCCTTGAGCTTGCAAGGGCAAGGGATTGATGCAATAATGAACTTACTGAAACACACAACTTAAAGGAGCAAACCATGACCTACTGCACAAACTACATTCGCGGCATTATGATGGCACACTGGACTGTTAATCATATTACTCGTGCTTTTGGTGTGCCTGCTGCTGTAGCACGTATGCACTTCCAGTGTGTCAGCACACCAGAGCAGGTCAATGAGTTGCTTGTTGCTATCGCTAACCTTGCTGATTAATTGGGAGCTAACATGACCAAGCAAGATTACCAAGATGAACTGTACATCCAGCTTGAGGATATGCCCTTCGGTGAACTCCGGTCTCTGTGTGAGTCTGTTGGCATCAAGACGGATGAGGACATGAAGTATGGTCTGATTACGCTGTTGATTGAGTACTACACTGCAGTCAACTTTAATTAACTGGGGAGTTTATAACATGTCCGACAACATCGCTGTACTCGATGGTTATACCGAAGGATACTTGGCAAGCTGCTCTGAAGCAGACCTGTTTATCTTGGTTAAACCACACACCGATATGGATTCCAACTTCAAGGCATGGGATACAGACAATCAGGAATACGTAAGGATTAACGGTTGGCTGTGGAACTTTGAACGTACTAACGACTAATAGGAGATAGATCATGCAAACTAAATCATTGATTGGTAAGAGTCTCACCTGTGCTGAAACTGGCAAGCAGTTTTTGGGTGCATCGGATGGGTTTACTACAAACTATGCACGCGATAATGCCGGTAACATTTATTCAGATGAGGGTGTCGTTATCCGGGAAGAACGAGACTTATTAAACCGATCCAAACCGTTCTTTTGTTACCTGTCTGGGGATGGTAAGCATGTTATGGGCTGGAAAGGTAACCTTCTAGGTAAGGTTACACAAGAAACTAAAGGTGGAGGCTTCAGTAACAGTCTTACACATATTCGCGTAACAGACATTCACGGCAATACATGGTATGGTAAAGGTGCAGGACGAGGTATGTGCATAACTCTGCGAGCTACCAAACAAACCAAGGGGTTTAACTATGTGTGATAGACAAATTCAGAACATCATGTTTGAGGTTTTCACATATGCTTCAATAGCAGACGGTATAATGGAGGCTAAAGACGAAAGACGAGAAGACCAAAGAAAACAAATGCGAGAACAAGACTTAAAAATTAGAAGTATGCTCATTTCATTAAGTAAAGAGGAAGATCATGGATAACTATCCTGCAAACCACTGCTTCAACCCACAATTCAAGTATGTACCGGCAGAGCATACCGACATAAGACAGACCTTTGAGCGCGTCCGCAAGGATCAGGAAAGAACCATCGATATGGTATCGGGTTGCTTTGAGCAGTTGACTAACAATGAAGTACGCCGCCAGCTTGGATGGTATCTTAAATAAAGGATAGATCATGTCAGCATTATCCGTTATTTGGCACTTGCACTGCTACAACCTCGCAGACGATGGTTTTGGCAACCTCGTACCTGTATCTGGTGCTGCTTGGTCTGCTGCTTATTACTACGCGTACTCATTCTAACAAGGGAGAATAGCATGACTGACAAAATCACATGGACAAAGATTAAACATGACGTAAATGGAAACCCGCGCTACGTCTGTCACTTTCTGGAGTTGACCACGGAAAAGGATAAGGAAATCGCTGGGGACGGATTAAACCGCATTTCCATCCTGTACAACTTGGCTGTGAAACGTGCTAATCGGATTGGTGGTCGTAAGTATCACACTAAGTCTTATGGTGGTGGGATTGTGTTCCAATCCTATTCTTTAGATGAAATTGAAGCAGCAATTGCGAGGTTGAAACAAGATGACAACGAAGACTAGGTCAGACTTGATAGCTCTGATAGAGCAACAGGAAATGCTACTGGCTCAATTGGTGATGCATGTACCAGTATCCAAAGAAACGTCTACTATGATCTCTGAAACCTTCGAGTGCTTGGAGTATACACAGAAAGTGCTACACGATGAAAAACACAATTAAAATTGAATTGAAGTCCGTCTGCGGTACGCCTCGCGGCTACCCTATGGATGACACTGCCAAGCTATTTACACGGCTTACAAGGTCTAGAACCTTGGATGAATCCGACATTGAGACTATCCGCAAGCTTGGGTTTGAAGTAATCCTGGTTAATACTGAGGGTTCTAGCCATGTATAAACCAAACTATCTGTTTAACCACGTCCTAGACCTGACTGGAATACCGTCTGACCGGCAGTTAGCGGAGAGACTGGGGGTCAACAAGTCCAGAATCAGCAATATCCGCAACAACAAGGAACCATTCACTGCCGGTGTGCTCATAGCACTGCATGAGCTTACCGGAATACCGACACTGCAACTCAAGGAAATGGCAGGTCTGTAGTTGCAGGAACAATAACGGGAGCCTAAAATGATAAGAACAAGACTTGACATGTATCAAAATAGAGAATCTAATTCAATTTACAGTAACAACTGTAGTCTTTTGTCTTACAACTCAACTTAACTTAAAGAGGTTTTATTATGGATCGCATCCTTACCCGTAAAGATCATGAAGGAAATGCTGTGGTATTCCTGCCGGATACCCTGAAAGATAACAAACTGATGGCTTGGTATGGCCAAAGCAATGCAGAACCAGTCGAAGTAACGATTGATTATTACAAGTCCACCAAAGACCTGGACGAAAAAGAAGCCCTACGATTGAAGAAGCAGTATGAAAAGGTTTATGGGAATGGCCCTGTGTTCCTGATGCAGCGCTTCCCAAGAGGGTTCATGAAGGCGCTGAAGGAAAACAAGGTGCGTACGACAGAAGCGGTACAGAACGCTATAGAAGCGCCTGTAACGGTATCAAACAAGGTTGTAGGCCCTCCGGTATCTGCTGCCGAGAAAGCCCACCATAGGGCCGTTAAAGCCGTGAGAATTGGCAATCTGTGGGAAGTACAAGACGAACAAGGGCAGACACTAGAAATCCTGGTGTCTAAAGATGCTGCATTGGCCGAGCTAGAACGAATGACAGCCACAATGCACTGACTAACAGCCCCTTAACTGGGGCTTTTCTTTTATAGGGGTACAGATTGGCTAACTATATCAAATCAGGTTCCTGTCCTGTCTGCGGCTCGTCAGATGCCCGAGCAGAATATTCGGACGGTACACATTTCTGTTTCTCCTGCAATACCTTTACTGGAGCAGGGCTTAAAGACCGTCTAAAACCTCGCAGGAGCAACGAGAAGGCTGTCAAGGTCATAGACACCTCACAATGGCAATACAGCCTGCCAGAGGTCGCTACAGCATGGCTAAACAGGTATGAACTGACAAAGGATGAACTATCCGGTTTCAGGTGGAATCCTGCCCTGACCTCTAAGCTATGGGATGGTAATGCCGGAGCTTTAGCTATGCCTCTATGGCAGCATGGCCGAGTTGTCTGTGTATCTTATCGCCTGTTTGACAATGATAAACCCAAGTCAATCACCATTGGTTATCGTCCCTATATAACTATAAGTAATATAGCCACAGAAGATAGACACATGGATATATATGGGAGGAGTCCTACTGTAATCGTGGTAGAGGATTACATTTCAGCCTTAAAGGTATCAAGGTTGTATCCATGTATCCCTCTGCTTGGTAGCAGTATGCCTGACGATGCCATTCTGAGGCTGTCTAAGGGCTATAGGAGCGTGTTTTACTGGCTAGACGCAGATAAGTGTACCTCTGCCCTTAAAATGGCTCAAAAGGCTGCACTACTGGGGATGGAAACGAGGACGATTTACACGGAGGAAGACCCCAAGGAGTACACTGATGGACAGATAACAGAGATAGTGGAAACAAGACTGTTTAGTAATAAGAACAGTAGTCTTAATAACTTTAATGTATTTGACAGGAAGAAACAGTAGTTTGTATAATGCATTTAAGAGATAAAGGGGCGCAGTGTTATGCCCCTAGATTGATACTAGAAAGCAAGCCCCCTCAAAGGGCTTGCATTACTAGTTAATAGAGATAAGCGCCAATACACTTCGGCGCTATATAACAAGTAAGGAATAAACAGTAGATATTCCTGTTAAACAGTAATCTTGTTATCTCTGTTAATTTGAAGTAAGATAAATTCCTGTCATAACTAATAACCAGGAGGGAATATGAAAGATAAAGAACAGCGCATCGCGGAGCTGAAGCAGTCCGTTCTAGACGAAACCGCTTATGTCGATGGTAGAAAACCAGACGCACAGGCTCCGCTAATCGCAGATTTGCATCTGCTACTTGAGCGGATCAAGGAGTTGGAGCGCCAGAACGCTGCGTTGCTGGACGCTCTTGTGCTTGCAAAGATTCAAGGCAGCAAAGCGGACAGGGATCGGATTATTGACCCCTCCCTCGCAGCCTCTCAACAACAGAAGGGCGGGGAGAAGTACAGGCCAGAGCTTGCGGAAGCCATTGAGCACCACAACGGCAAATGGCCGGAAAAACTGTACAGCGGAGTCATGTTCTTCAAAGGTGTGCGAATCACTAAGGTCGAGTTCGACGCAGCAACCAATCAGGGAGGACAACAGAATGGATAAGACAGTACTCAAGCCGTGCCCATTTTGCGGCTGTCACGGGCTGGGTATGACTTCAGACAGCGCAAACCCAAAACGCCATACGATCAAATGCCAGGACTGTCCCGGACGCATGGAGTTCTTTTCATCCGATAGGCAGCAAGCCATCGCCGCGTGGAACGGTCGATACTCCGCAGCACCAGCACAGACTTTGGACGTCATCACCCGATACGGGTGGACAGAAGGCTTGATCGGACAGCCGTCAGAACTCGTCGAGGACGCTGGCGGCATGTATGTCAAGTTTGAAGACGTTCAAGTGCGGCTCTCCCGCCAGAATAATAAAGGAACTGAATGAATCTACAAATACTAAAGCTACTCCTGTCCAGCAGGGATACACATAGCCGATACGGTAAGTTCGTAAAGGATTGTGTAGACCAGGAAGACAGCAAGGAACTGAAGCTGATATGTAACTCGATAGACCGTCTGTTTGATGAGCATGACAGTGATTCTTTCACTGTTGATGATCTTGACATCATGCTGTCGAAGGCGTACCCGAATCAGCCTAAGACATTGATCGAACCTATACTGGAAAGGTTAAAGAATGAGGAGGCAAATCCAGCGTTGCTTGCGTCTTACCTTGAGGACATCAAGACACGAAAGACGGCTCACGGTATCGCTCTTAAGGCGTTGCAGGTATATGAAACAGGAACAGGCTTCGATTCGCTTAAGGAAGCGATTGCAGCTAATAGCGACGATTCTTTGGGAGGATCGGAAGGAGAGGATGAGTTTGTATCGAACGACATTGCAGAACTCCTGACAGAACTAGAACAGGAACCAGGATTGAACTGGAGACTGAAGACTCTGAACGAGATGCTAGGCCCACTCCGCAAAGGTAACTTCATGTTCCTGTTTGCAAGGCCCGAATCGGGAAAGACCACATTCCTTGCCAGCGAAACATCTTTTATGCTAGAACAGCTTGACAGGCCGTTACTGTGGGTCAATAATGAGGAGGAGTCAAGAAAGGTAGTACAGCGAGTAGTACAAGCCTCTCTTGGCGTTACTGACGAACAGCTTATGCACAATAAGGAAAGGTGCAATGATCTGTTCCAGAAGCGTACAGGAGGCCGGTTCAAGATCAATAAGGGTGGAGCTACCACTAAGCGAGGTATTGAACAGTGGTGCAAGCAGTTGAATCCTGGTTTGATTGTGTTGGATCAGATTGACAAGATTCAGGGATTTGAGGATGAACGACACGACCTCAAGATGAAACAGGTGTATGGTTGGGCGCGAGAACTGGCAAAGGCTTATGGCCCTGTTATCGCTGTCTGTCAGGCAGGTGGAACTGGCGAGAATAAGAAGTGGCTCACCATGAATGATGTAGATAGTAGTCACACAGCCAAGCAAGGCGAGGCTGATGTCGTGCTAGGTATCGGTAAGCTGCACGATGAACAGTATGAGCGTGTCCGGTTCCTACATGCTAGTAAGAACAAGCTGACAGGTATCCACGGCAAAAAAGAGGCACTTATAAACGTAGCTCTTGCAAGGTACGAAGACCTAAAATAAGGGAGAGGTATGAAACTACATGAAGAGGTGGATATACGTATCCTGGTAGACCGTCTGAGACTTCTTAAGGATAATGTCAGACAGCTTAACAAGCGGTACTCACAATGGACGGACTTGGAGAAGGCACAGATAGCTTACCCGATCATTACGTATTGCTGTGAACTGATAGAGATACTAGACAAGGAGGAAGTAAAGAATGGATACCACGAAACTGAAACCCTTTGATCTTGAGAAGGCACTTGCTGGTGCTCCTGTTGTTGACGTGACTAACCCATACAGGGAGATTATAAAAGTATATTTTATTCAGGAATTGGCGGGGGACCACAAGCTACTAATCATTTATAAAGGTGGTACTTGTGTGTGGCGCATTGGGGGAGAACTTCGTATGGCTCCTAAGAAGGTTATGAAGTGGCTAAACTTCTACGTCAATGAACGGATAACTGACCCTAGTTTCCATCCATGGGCGTATTACTACGATTCAAAAGAGAAGGCAGAGGAAGAAGCTATGGCGTGGAGAGGAGGATTCTTTTCACATATCGCTGTTCCAGTGGAGATTGAGGAATGATCCTCACTTTTGACACAGAAACGACGACATTTGCGAAGGGGAATCCTTATAGTGTACGCAATCGTATGGTATCTATTGGCTGGAAGCTTGGCGATGGCCCTACTACTGATGTGTTCGTGGGCGATAGTGGATGGGAGGGACAGGTTAGAACTGCGTGGGAGGCTGCTGATACTATTGTTGGCTTTAATCTCAAGTTTGATCTTGCTTGGCTGCGCAGGGAAACTGGCCTCACTGTTCGGGATAACCAGCAAGTCTATGACGTACAGCTCGCATGGTTCGTGCTCACTAACCAACAGCACCGATATCCGAGTCTTAATCAAGTGTTAGAGTATTTCAACCTGCCTGTTAAGCTTGACGTAGTTAAGACACAGTACTGGGATAACGGAATAGACACACCTGACATTCCTCGTCCTATTCTGTCGGAATATCTGCACCATGACGTAGAATCGACGTATCAGGCTTACCTGAAGGTTAAAGAAGCCTTGCCTGCAAGTAAGCGTAAGCTGGTGCAGCTACAGATGGCTGATCTTATCGTCCTGCAAACAATGGAGTGGGAGGGCCTCAAGTATGATAAAGAAACTTCTCTTAAGCTTGCAGAAGAAACCCGTAAGGAGCTTGACGTTATTGATACTCAGCTTACCGATCTTGTGGGTATTGCTGGTGTTAATTTTGGTAGTGGCGATCAGCTATCGGCTATTCTGTATGGTGGGACGATTGTTCAGGAGCATAGAGAGGAGTATCTGTTCCAGTACAAAGACCCTAAGAAGGCCCCTGCTATCAAGACCAGGAAGGTAGAGCGTGAGTACCCGATGCCTAGGCTAGTCGAACCTCTGCCACGCACTGAGTTGAAGAAGGAAGGGCTGTATGCTACTAATGAACCGACACTGAAAAGCCTTAAAGCGAAAGGTAAGGCCAAACAGATAATTGATCTGGTTCTTAAACGTGCAGCACTGGAGAAGCTGAACAGCAGTTATTACAGCGGAATCCCGAAGTTGATGGATGAGATGGACTGGCCTGATGGTGAGGTACACGGTAACTATAACCAGTGTGTTGCTACTACTGGGCGGTTATCCAGTGACAAACCAAACCAGCAGAACCTAAACGTAGCAGCCAAGAAGCTGTTTTATTCGAGGTATGACACATGATTGTCTCGTGCGATGCCTCAGGGCTGGAATGGCGAACAGCCCTGTTCTTAAGCCAAGATAAGGTAGGGATACAGGAACTCCATGACGGTGTGGATACCCATGATGATAACCGCAGGCGGTATAAGCTAGGCGAGGGTAAAGCAGCCCGTACCACAGCTAAAATCTTCTTGTTCAAGCTGATTTATGGTGCCTCTGCCTACAGCTATGCTAATGATCCAGACTTCACGCATATCAGCACTAAAGAGAAGTTCTGGCAGGGTATCATTGACAAGACCTATGAGAAGTATCCTCAGCTTGGAGCTTGGCACGTTAAGCTAGTGCAGGAAGCTATCGAGACAGGTAAGGTAGTTATCCCTTCTGGTCGGGAGTTTGTGTTCCACGATGCTGCTAACCCAAGGGAACGACCTAAGATTCTGAACTATCCCTGTCAGGGCTTCGGCGCAGATATAGTCATGGTCGCCAGGATCAGTGCTTATAGGAGGATTAAGAAGATCAGTGACGAGATTAAGTTTGTAAATACGGTACACGATAGTAAAGTTAACGATTGTCCTGCTAAATACCTTGACATCGTTGCACAAACGTACTATAGTTGTTACACCGACCTGCCCACGAATCTTAGCAGGATGTTTAACATAGACTTTAATGTGCCCTTGGATTGTGAAGTCACATACGGGCCTAATTTGGGGGATGAAGTGACCTGGGATAAAGAACTCCGACCTGTTCTTAAGGGCGATAAGAACCAGTGTCCTAGCTGTGGCGAGTTGTTTAACAGTACCTACGCCTTTGATACACATCGTCATGGTAGTTTCGGCAAGGATCGTCGTTGTATGACCCTTGAGGAGATGACTGAAAAGGGTATGGCTAAGAACGACGCAGGCTTCTGGATTAGCTCAAAGAACCCATTGTACTAGGAGACGGTATGAATAAAGAACTAACCACCAAGCAGAAAGCAATCATGGAGATTGCAGGTATGTCCGAGATTGATATCACACATGCCCAGGATTGGTACAAGGACAGCACTGGTAAGGAAGCTAGTTGGGAACAGGCATTTGATCTTATGTCCTCGATGCGTGTACTGTTTGCCCGTTGTTTTTATGAAGAGCTTGCAAAGTTAAAGGTGACAGCATGATGAATCTTAACGAGATGGACAAGGTAGAGTTTATTCGGCTTCAGGCACAGTTAGGTCTTAAGTGCAACCAGCTATCTGATGTGTTAGGCGTTACAAAGGACATTGTGAATCGGTGGCGTAATGATCCTAATTGCCGGATTACTGGCCCTGCTGCACTAGCTATGCGACTGCTTGCTAAATACCCAGAGGAGTTAGAATGATTAAGATAGACGGTAAGGAGTACGAGTTGGTGGAATGTCCTAGGGAATCCTCTTGTGATGGCTGTGCTTTCATTATTAGGGGGTGTGTCAAAGCGATGGATTATGCTGACTGTAGTCCTGGCACAGGACAGTGGTATATCTTTAAGGAGGTTAAAGAGGATGGAACCGGGACGCAAGACAGTTGAAGACATAGTGAAGGAAATCCAGGAGCAAATCAGGTTTTTTTGGTGGAATGAGAACATTGTTAGTCGTCTTAGTGCCATGCAGAAGATTGAGCACTTAGCACGAGTAGCGATTACAGAGCTTGAAGAACAACATATCATTTAACAAGGAGTACTATGAGCGACATTCAGATTGAGATCGTAACAAAGACCATTACCCAACCTGAGGGTAAGAAGTACAAGCAGATGGAAGTCATCTACAAGAACCTGTCTTTCCAGGGTAAGGTAGAGAACAAGAAGATTATTGACTTCTACGCCAAAGAGATTTGGCCTGCTCTTGAGGATGCTAAACAGGGTGCTGTGTTCACTATTAGTCGTGCTAAGGAAGGTGAATACTGGACATGGAAGGGTATTACGGCAGGTGCCGTGGGAAAGTCCAGCAGTCCTGCCACTCAGTCTACAGGCTCAGGTACGTCAAGTGCAGCCCGTACTTACGTCGCAGACGATGTTAAGCAGGACATGATTATCCGTCAGTCCAGCCTTGCTAGTGCTGTTAACTTCTGTAAGGACAAAGAACTCAAACACGATGACGTGCTCATTATTGCAAGTCAGTTTGTGGAGTTTGTGTACAATAAGCCATTTACAAACGTAAAGCCTAATCCTGTTAAAGCTGCTCTGCCTGCTGATTTGGATGACGATCTTGGGGATCTACCCATCTGATGTAGTGTAATTAGTATGGTCTGGTGGGAACCCTGAAAAGAATCCCACCCTTTAGTAAGGGGAAAGTGCAGGCTGATGCACACAGCGGAAACGTCCAAGCAGGCCGCCGAAACGCAAGACGAATGGACTATAGGCAGAAAGTAATCTGAAATGTTCGGTAAAAAGATTACCCTCTGATCCGTGCAGCCGGAAAGCTGGAGATCAGCACCAGCCCCCTTACTTGAGTTGATTGTGCCAAACTTCCTTTGACCGAGATAAGATTCCCATAACGGTGCAGTCAACTCAACTATGACTAACAGGAGAATATATGGCAGAGCTTAAACTGTATGTGACGATTGCTGTGGAAGACGAGTTCTTTAGTGACGTTGACTATCCTGACCACATAGCTTACGTAATCAGTATGTTGAAGGACACTGCCGAGAGCTGGGGTGGGAGCGTAACAGACTTGGAGGTTAAATAATGGACTTGCTAATTGACGGAGATATTGTCGCTTTTAAGTGTGCTTTCATTGCTGAAAATATGTCCGAAGCAGAAGCAACACAATTAGCTGATGATTTCCTTGGTAATGCTGCTGACTACTACCTTACTTTCCTTGCTCGTGCTAAGTATGGTAACAGTCAAATCTTCCTGACTGGTAAAGAGTCGTTCCGTAAGGAGGTTGATCCGACCTATAAGGAGAACAGGAAGGATAAGGCAAAGCCAAAGCACCTGGAAGCTATCCGACAGCACTTGATCGATAAGTGGGATGCTAAGGTCAGTAAGAACGGGTACGAAGCTGACGATAGCCTGGGTTACTTGCAGACTAAAGCAACGGAGCAGTCCACAGTAATCTTTAGTATTGACAAGGACTTGCTCCAGATTCCTGGTTATCACTTTAACTTCGATAACAACACACTGACTTACGTATTGCCGTATCAAGGTTTGAAGCAGTTCTACCTACAGATGTTGATCGGTGATCCTGTTGACAATGTTAAAGGTGTTGACGGTGTTGGCAAGGTAGGAGCAGACAAGCTGTTGAAGGGCCTGCTGACTGAAGAACAGATGTTCCAGATCGTACAGGAACAGTATGCAGACGATGCCAGGATGCTTAAGAACAGTCGGCTCCTTTGGATCAAAAGAGCAGACAAAGAAAACCCGGTAGAACAACGATTGGAGACTAAATAATGGAAACAGCAGGTAAATTTATTGCTCTGGCAGCCTTTGCACTTATTGTTATTCTTGGGTATGCTATCTATGCTGACAGCAGTCTGAGAGCTAAGGAACTAGAACTGAAATATGCCTCTGTAGCTGCCGGTGCTCCTCTTGCGGTGTGTGTTAAATGAAACCATCCAGCGCCAAGTCGAAGGGCAGAACTTTCCAGCAATGGGTACGAGACAGGATTCTTGATAAATTCTCTTTACATCCTGACGATGTTAAATCTACAAGCATGGGAGCAAACGGGGAAGATGTACAATTATCCTATGCTGCTAGACAATGTTTCCCTTACCAAATAGAATGCAAGAGTCGCAGTAAGATTGCTATCTACGGCTACTACGAGCAGGCTCAAGAGCACGGAGACAAACATGAACCTGTTGTTTTTGTGAAACAGAATCGTAGTAAGCCACTGGTTATCGTAGATGCAGAACATTTTATTGAACTTGTTAAGAAGGCTAACCAAAGTGATATGGTTTGATTAAGGGGACAACATGGTACAGCGATATGATCCAACACCTGAAGGAACGATGGAGAAGTACCACAGTGGTGGCTATGTCACTTTTGATGACTACCAAGACATCCAAGAGGAGAAGGCTGATCTTGAGGCAAAAATCAAGAAGATTGAGAAGGCGCTAGCTGATCTCTGGAGGGAGATCTAATGGCACCACGCAAACCAAAGGTTAAAGAACCAGAAGAAGCGCCAGCTTCGAAGAGGCGAACGAAACGTGAGCCGATTATTAAAAAGTTCATCATGGTGTCACAGGCTACCTACCTGAATCAGTATGTCGTGTATGCAGACAGCCTGGAAGAAGCCCATACACTATGGATGACCATCAAAGACAATGAGGAGGAAGGCGACATGGTATGCCTGCAACAACTGATGGATGAAACAGTAATTGATTGTAAAGAGGCTAACTAATGTCTAAATGGTTTGAAGTGGAAATCACAGCAGTCAAGGTTGTCTGCGTTGAAATGCCAGACGAGGCTACCGAAGAGGAGGCAGTTTCTTTCGCTTGGATGGAATGTGGTCTTGACCCTGGATTTATTACAGAGAGCACGCAATGGGAGTTGAAAGACGCGCAGCAACGAGACACAGCCATTCGCCATGCCGATCAAGTGGAGTACCTATGAAAGTCACACTTGGGAAGGTCTACGGTGATGGTAGCCAGGATGTGACCTTCGATTGTATGTCAAAGCCGATGAAAGAGACACTGCTTCGTCTGGGGATGATTAAAGTAATGGAAGACGCGGTAAGGGCTAATGCTGAATGGTTGACAACACTGACTGAGGGTGACAGCCCGAAGGAAATCTTTACTGATGCCCTGAATAGACCGATGTGTAAGGGTTGTCGTCCTGATACTTGTATTGGATGCGGCGAAAGCGGAGGAGGAGCTGAATGAAGAACAATACATATTCCCTGTTCTCTGAAGAGATGTTGCTCCAGATGTACACAGAGCATGTTGATGAGATTCGAGAACTAGAGCGTGAACTTGATCTTATTGGAGCTGCGCTTGACGCGCTAAACGAATCTGAAGACGAAGAACCGTACTGCACTGCTTGTAACGGTACAGGGGAAGGGCAGTATGATGGCTCCCGTTGTCGTGGTTGTAATGGGAGCGGGGTAGAACGTCGAGAGGAGGATTAACCTTGAAGCATTTAATTCTGCCAGACGTACAAGCAAAACCAGGACACGACTTCACCTTTCTTAACCATGTAGGGAGATATATTTGTGAGAAGCGCCCAGAGGTTATCGTTTGTATCGGTGATTTTGCTGACCTTCCAAGCCTCTCAAGCTACGATGTCGGCAAGAAAAGCTTTGAAGGACGCCGGTATAAAGCTGACGTGGAAGCAACTCACGCAGCTATGGAGGCTCTCCTACAGCCTCTCAAGGCTTACAATGATAGCGCAGTCAAGAACCATAAAGAGCGCTATCGCCCACGAATGATCTTGACACTGGGTAACCATGAGCATAGAATTAACAGGGTTGTGGACAGCGATCCTAAACTTGACGGTACTATCTCTCTTGATGATCTTAAATATACGTCTTGGGGGTGGGAGGTTTACGACTATCTTGATGTGGTTGTTGTGGACGGGGTGGCTTATTCTCATTTCTTCACTTCGGGGGTCATGGGCAGGCCAGTAGCCTCTGCAAGGGCTCTAGTACAGAAGAAGCACCAATCCTGCGTGATGGGGCATGTACAGATGGATCAAATCTACTCTGAACATACAGCAGACGGTAAGCGTATCACTGGTATCTTTGCAGGCTGTTGCTACGAGCATGACGAGTTATATCTTGGTGCTCAAGGCAATAATTACTGGCGTGGTATCTGGATGCTGCATGACGTTAAAGATGGCGAGTTTGAGCCTATGCAAGTTTCACTATCTTACTTACGAAAGAAATACTCATGACTACGATGATATATGGGCACGTTCAGTACTATCCACCAGATGAGGAGATGGCTAACATGGTTGACGCTAAACAGCAGTTCAAGGACAAGTGTACTGCCCTCCATAATGCTGTTGTTGATATGGTTAATAAGCCTCCTCACTACACTAGCGGTACTATCGAGTGTATTGACTACATCAAGGATGTGCTAACCAAAGAAGAGTACATCGGCTATCTACGTGGCTGTATGATTAAGTACCAGCATCGTCTTCGTCATAAGGGAGACAGTGTAGAGAATGCCGGTAAGATGGAATGGTACAACAAGAAACTTAAGGAGGCTCTGGAATGAAGGTAACAGTAAATAAAGAATCCGATTTCCAGCCGTTCTCACTCACTATTCGAGTCGAGAAAGAGGCAGAATATGAAGCACTTATTGAAATGGCCTGCCACGACCTGTCTGTACCGGAAGCTGTCTATGGAAACGGTACGAGTGCTCAGGCTAGGACACTAACTATCCTGCTTCAACAAATTAACGTGGCACTCGGAGCACTTTGAATGAAACTAATTAAGGAATGGAAACAATGCTTGAAATTCTTCTCGGTGCAAGCATCATTGCTTGGTACGGTCTTATCTGGTACATATACCACCATGTACAACAGCCTAAAGGACACGATCGATCCTAAGACAATGGCAATGATTACAGGTGCTGTCTTTATTAGCAGTATTATCGGTCGTGTACTTAGCCAGGGGATTGAAAATGATTGATAAAGACCCAGACTATAGTGCGATGCAAAGTCTATGGGATTTGTGTGCAGGCTTTGTGGAAAAACACAAGATTAACTGTCCGGAAGTTATCTACCAGCGAGACAGCATGTACGAACTTGCCCCACTGATGATTGAGGCTATTTGTGACGAGGTGGGCTACTATGATTACGAGGACGAAGAATGACTATCTGCCCACTCTGTCACGGTAATCATACCCTTAGTCAGTGTCCACTATGGAGGATTAAACGATGAATGCTAAAGACGCACACCTCATTATGTCTTGCATTGATAACGAAGGCTTTGACTATACTTTCGTTCATTACACAGACTTCAATGAGATTAAAGATGATGAGTTTCATAAGCTGCGCGAGGCTTATCTAGACGCACGAGAGGCACTACGAGAATACTTGGGAATTGACTCATGATCCCACCAGCTATCGTTACTAACCTTGGTATTGGTACTCTTGTAGCTGCTGCTGCCTTTGCTTTTGGTGTTGGTACAGGCTACAGATACGAGAAAGCTGTCTGTGCCGAGAAGTTCGCTGTAATCCAAGCAGAGCAACAGCAGCTGATCCTTAAGCACCAGGAAGAGATCGAAGCAGAGCGTCTGAAACAACGACAGACTGAATACAAGGTTGAAAAGGAAAAGGAACATGCAATCAAGACTCTTAAGCATGATTATGAGCGTCGTTCTGGTAGCAGGTTGTTCGTCAGTACCAGTTGTAACAAAGCTACCGGACAAGCCTCTACCTCAAGTACCAGCATCGTTGATGCCGGAACTACCCGAGAAGTCGAGCTTCCTCAACAGGTTAGAGACGATCTTTACAGTACGGCCTATCGAGCAGACGAAATAGTAGAAAGCTTCCGCGCCCTTCAACACTGGATTATCTATAATGGACTCTACAAAGCCGAAAGCAGTAATTAGCCTGTTCGATAAGACTGGTAACGCTGTTAAGCCGTGGGCTGAAGCTGGTTATACTTGTTTCTGCTTTGACATTCAGCATAGGGGAGTAACACGAGAAGGTAACATCTTTTTCTATGGTGTTGATATTCTAAGTCAGGTCACAGATTACTTTCTTTGTGATATCAGCCTAGATTATGATATAAGGTTCCTGTCTGCCTTTCCTCCTTGCACTGATCTTGCTGTTAGTGGTGCTAGATGGTTTGAGAAGAAAGAGCAGGATAATCCAGGCACAAGACAAAGAGCTATGGAACTGGTGTACCGTGCAGGGGACATAGCAGAGCAGTTAGGTGTTCCGTACTACCTTGAGAATCCTGTTTCTGTTATCTCTAGTGAGTGGCGTAAGCCTGACTATACGTTCCATCCTTGGGAGTATGCTGTTCTGTGTGGGGATGATAACTACACTAAGAAGACTTGCCTCTGGACAGGAAATGGCTTTATAATGCCTGAGAAACAGCCCCTGAATAACGGAGTTAAGCCGGATGACAGAATCCATAAGGCTGCTCCTGGCCCTGAAAGGGCTAACTTCAGGTCAGCTACCCCTATGGGATTTGCTAAAGCTGTTTTTCTTGCTAACCACAAAGGAATCTAGATGGAAATGAATGACTACCAGGACAAAGCAATGTCCTACCGTCTAGAAAGCGCCACCACGATGTACGCTCTGCTGAACCTCTCTGGTGAGGTAGGAGAACTACACAGCCTACTGGCTAAACGTATTCGGGATGGTCAGCCAGCTAACTTTGATGATCTGCTGGCTAAGGAGTTGGGAGATGTGCTGTGGACTTTGACAGCTATCACACAGGACTATGGTTGGACACTCTCTGATATTGCAGAGATGAATATTGATAAGCTGGAAAGCCGCAAACAACGTAACGTATTGACTGGTAATGGGGATGAACGGTAATGGAAATTAAACGCTTTAAGACTAGCTTCGCTGAAAACATCTTCCGACAGAAGTATGCCCAATCGCCGGATGACAGTTGGGATAACCTTGCAGAGCGTCTGGTAGAAGATGTCTGTGGTACACGGTGGGGTACTACCAACAAGCTAATGTCTGATTCTGATAGGAAGCAACTTGAACAATACATCAAAGAGCAGAAATTCATGCCTGGAGGACGCTACCTGTACTACGCAGGACGAGAATTCAAAGCGTATAACAATTGCTATCTCCTTCGTGCAGAATACGACACACGAGAAGAATGGGCTGAGATTGTTAAGCGATCTATGTCGTGTCTCACAACAGGAGGAGGTATCGGAATTGACTATTCTCGTCTCCGAGCAAAGGGAAAACTCCTCCGTCGTACGGGGGGCAAAGCCAGTGGACCGATTCCTCTTATGTCAGCAATTAATGAGATCGGGCGAAACGTTATGCAAGGCGGTTCTCGACGATCAGCTATCTATGCCTCCCTGAACTGGCAGCATGAGGATATTCCTGACTTCCTGAAGATCAAGAACTGGCATGACAAGCTGATTGTTCCTGGTGTTACCATGTCGGATGCCAAAGCAGCAGACTTTAACTATCCTGCTCCGTTGGATATGACGAACATCTCTGTGAACTACGATGATGAGTGGCTGAAGAACCCACTCAATGACGTATTCATGGAGAACTGCCGACAGGCTATGATGACAGGTGAGCCTGGATTCAGCTTTAACTTTGGAAATAAGCAGAATGAAACGCTCCGTAATGCTTGCACGGAAGTTACGTCGGAAGACGACAGCGATGTATGCAACCTTGGTTCTATTAACATGGGTAACATTCAGTCTCTGGAGGAGTTCAAGGACGTTGTATCTCTTGCTTCTAAGTTCCTTGTCTGTGGAACCCTCCGGGCAGACTTACCATACGAGAAGGTATATAAAGTGCGGGAAAAGAACCGCCGACTTGGACTTGGACTTATGGGTATTCACGAATGGCTGCTCAAACGAGGATACGGATACGAAGTAACACCGGAACTACATAAATGGCTGGAGGTATATCGTGATGAATCTGACCGAAGTGCTTATGAGCATTGTGACAGGTTGTTTATTTCTCGGCCTGTTGCTACTCGCGCTATCGCTCCTACAGGCAGTATTGGAATATTGGCTGGGACTACCACTGGTATTGAACCGTTGTTTGCTGTGGCTTATAAGCGCCGGTACCTCACTGATGGTACTCGCTGGAAGTATGAGTACGTTGTTGATTCTACTGCTGATACTCTTATCAAAGAGTATGGACTAGACCCTGACAAGATTGATACTGCTTATAAACTGAGTCATAATTATGAACAACGAATCAAGTTCCAAGCTGACATTCAAGATTACGTTGACATGTCAATTAGTAGCACCATCAACCTACCAGCATGGGGAACTAAAGGTAACAACCAAGACACTGTTGGAGAATTTGCTAGTACCTTGACAAAGTATGCTCCTAGACTACGGGGATTTACATGCTATCCAGATGGTAGTCGAGGAGGTCAACCAATCACTGAAGTAAGCTACGCCGAAGCAATGCAGCATAAAGGTGTAGTGTTTAACGAACACGACGTCTGCGATATCACAGGTAAGGGCGGCTCCTGTGGCGTCTAATTAAAGGAGAATGAAATGGGAGTTGATTACACGGCAGTATTAATGGTAGGTCAAGAGTTTGATAGTTACTCCGAAGCAGAGGAGTTCTTGAGAGAGCATGGAATTGACTTGCCTCCAGAAGACTCTGAAGAAATGGCGGAGGGGCTTGGTGAATACTTGTACAGTTTCGACGTGTTTGGCCTTAAGTGTGAACGCTTGGATTACTACAGTTCTTGGGATGGGTGTGTGCTAGGCTGGAAACCCAACGTTCATGATCCTGCTAACTTCTGTGCTCAGGTGGTCGAGATGCAGACCAAATGGGCTCAACTATTTGATGAGATGCCAGACATCGTGCATACTGTGCAGGTACACTGATAACCAAAAGGATCGGTTCCAACGATCTAAACGGTTTAACAGGGATACAAAGAATGGTAGATTTGTTAAAAAGGAGTAATTATGTGGTTCGTAACCAAGAAACAGCTAACTAAAGAACTTAAAGACCTTGTTGATTGGCAACGACAACAGCGGGAATGGGATTTAGAGCACGTCAAACGAGTTGACGCTGAACTCCAAGCCCTAAAGCGGTACTTTGGTCTTGGCATTCAACATAAAGCAGCATCTGTGGAAATCGTTAAGGTAACGAAGGAAGTGAAGTAAAAACAAAGCCCCATTCCCTTAATTGGGTTTGGGGCTTTTTCGTTATAGACTATCTTTTAATTGCATTAAAACAACATCTATGAACTTGCGTAAATCACCAGTACGACGAAGCCATCCCTTCTGGAATACCTTCATGTTGGGCCTACGCTTAATCAGGTCAAGGTAGAATGTGTTCCTCAGTTCGAGATACAGCTTGTAATCTCCGTTACATCCATCCAAGAACTTATTAGCCCTACTTACACCAGTATTAACACAAGCATCCATCTGACAACAGGCTAGAGGGAAGTCCAAACCCTCGCATCCTGCCTTATCCCAATACTCTTCTTTATAGATTTCGAGAGCTTCTGGCTTCTTCATGAACTCAACAGATTGAAGGGGTAGTCCTTTCTTCCTTCTCCAATTGTCATAGGTACGCTGTGTAATACCTAGATTAGTAGCGCCTCCTGGATCAGCAGGGTGATTAACAAAACCACCCTCCCACAACAATACAAACTCAATGATCTTTGTGAAGTTACTCGAAGACAAGTTTAATCTCCTCATCCACTACTGGATCAGCGGGTTCTGCTGCTACGGGTGTTTGTTCTGTTGCTTCAGCACCTATAAGGTTAATGCTGTCGAGATCAACCTCATACGCCTGCACTGGCTCTACATCGGATACTGGTTGTACCTGTGTGGTTACGTCAGCAGCTTTGGCGGCACCTTGCACAGCGGTATTAGCCATAATCTCCTTGCCGGGGAACAGCGGGTTCTGTACCGAACGAAGCTTGTTAAGCCCCTTTAAGGCTTCCTCTGCTGTCTTGGTCTTGGGTAGTCCCTGAAGGAAGTCCTTACCTTCAGGAGCAAGCAACAGTTTAGCCAGATCATCTTGGGTGAGGTTACTGCCCTTAACTACCTGCCAAATCTTATCCAGGCCATGCGCAGCATAACGACTCTGTGCGCCCCCAGCAACACCAGCAACGTCAGCTATAGCTGCTGTCATAGCCTTGGCAGTAGCTTGTTCTTCTGGCATAACATCAGCAGTACGAGTCATACGACGCATCAGACCAACACGCTCTTCCAAGTCTTTAGCCTGACTACCAAGCACAAACTTGTACAATGTAGGGTCTTTAGTAACAGCATTGTCATACCGCTTAAGAACCTCTTCCAGCGAGAAGTTAGCTACTCCATCCTGCATACCAGGAACAGGCTTAAGCAGGTCATCATAGATGCTCTGTCGTACCTTGTTCATCAGGTCAGGATTGTAGGAGTCCAGTACCTGTGTAGCTTGAATGCGCTGTGTAGGAGTCAGCTTCTTAAATGTGTTGAACAGCTTCTCATTATCAAACTGCTCTGCTGACTTATCTACAAAGGAGGCAGGAAGCTTCTTTTCAACAAACTCTGTCAGAGTCTCGTGATTACGTTTGGTGATGTCACGAGCACGATCCAATAAGAATGCTGCTTTACGGACTCCTGGCTCTGTAGAAAGCTTTGCTGTGGCAAGGTCTTCCTTCAGACCAGAGAATATAGCTGAAGCAGCCCGCTTCTGATCGTTTAGAGACACGCCAGCAAGCATTCCCTCACCTTTGGCTGCATCTGCACCAAAAGCCTTCAGATTACCTTGTAGGGCCGCTAAAGAGGCTTTGCCAGTAGGTTCCGGTGGAAGGTTATTAACAGACCACTTGGGCTTCTTCTCAACAAGGTCATCCCTGAATTGTTTCAAGAACTTGACGATATTCTTGGCACTCTCTGATCCCTCATCTCCAAACTGTGCAATCTTGGCATCCAGAGTCTTGATTGTGTTGTCAACGGAGAACAACTTAGCACTAGGATCAACTGCCTCGAATGCCCTGCCAAACCACTTATCACCGTCCGTCTTGAGTTTGGTTGTCAGTCGTTCTACTTCCTTGCCGTAGCCCTTGTGTACTTGTGGGGCAAAGTTCTCCATCACTGCTGTTGGAGCATTCGGACGAAGTGTCTTCAGAGCAGCCTGTACCTCATCTGCTTGTCCATTACGGATGAGTTGGTAGATTTCAGCATACTTAGGGCTAGTAGCTAACATCTTCTCTGCCGCAATAGCATTCGGATTACGAACACCAGAAGCTTGTGCTACAGTCAGTTTGTTAAGCAGAGCATGGTCTTGTGGGGACATACCACTCAAGAGTTCCTTAATGGCCTTCTGCTTCTGCTCTTGACGTGCAGCTTGTACAGCACCCACACCGAATCCCGTAGCAATTGCCGTAGGCAGGGCAATATTCCCGCCTGTAACACCATCAATAGCACCAGCGGCAGCAGAGGTTCCTGTCATAGTAGCTTTCACAGTATTGTTTCCAGGGCCAATCAAGGCACTTCCAGCCCCTTCTAAGGCCCCAAACAAGCCTCTTGATATAGGAGTATCCTCTGTAGCTTCCATAGGGATACCAGCCTTCTGTACACCCTTCTTAGCCACTTCTAGAGGTGTTGGGAAGTTGGTTCCGAACAGCTTGTTTGTTAGTGGGATACCAGCAAGTCCTACTAGACCCACCGTGGAGTTCAACACACCACTGGTCATCCCTCCAGCCACGTCTCCGAACCTGCCAGATTCCTTCAGGGCCAGATCAGAACGGATGTCATCAATCTCTTGAGATAGTTTTTCTGCTTTCTCTTGGTCGGACTTCTTAGGTGAGTCCTTAAGACGCTGATATTCAACAGCCTTCCTCCGCCAAGCATCTAGCAAGGCGGATTTAGTATTCATTACAGATTTGTCAGCCATCTCTATTCCTTAGATGTGTTTCCGCAGCTTCTTGTCCAGAGCACGTACATAAGCCTTGGCAAAGTCTTCCATGCTCATCTTCTTGTGTACTTGCGGGTTGGCATTCCATGCTTTTTGGAGAGTGCCAGCAGGGTCTTTGAGATACACTTCCTGTGCTTTAGCGGCTTCAGCAAACTCAGGTTGAGATTCCCTGTCGTCCTTCATGTTGTTACGACCACCGACGCGACTAATCTCACCACGATTCTTAATGGCTTCCTCACGAGCACGTTTCCGTACATACTCGATCACATCTGGGATACCCTGACCTTGTGCCAGCATTGGCTTCATACGTTCTGCAAACTTACGGTCAGCATCAGATACTTGAGCACCCAGAGTACCACCAAGCATGCCCATAACCATGTCACCTGATACAGCCTGGAATGTGGTGCTGTCTCCAATGGAAGCCCGTAACTTGTCAGTACCAAGACCAAAGGTGTCAAAGAACTGAGCCACACCAAGACGCATATCAGGCAGAGCACCCCTGATTAGATTACCCTTCTCGTACAGGTTTTCCAGAGTATCTAGCTTGTCAAAGGAAGCCCTGATATCGGCTTGCTTCTTCTCCAACTCAGAGACAGTAGCTGCATCTTTCTTTTGTCGCTCTTTACTGAACTCCGAAGTCTCACCTGCGGTGCTGTTGACACTATTGTTATTCTCAACCAAAGCACCTTGCTCATAAGGAGCACCAATAGCAGCAATCTCCTTACCCGTTGCTTTGTCAATCAATACCTTCTGGCGAGTCTTACCACCAATGCCCTTCTCTACAACCTCTGTATTACCTGTCTTTAGGGCTTGTGTAAGGATACCTTCAGTCTCAGTATCACCAGAGGCACGAGCAGCTTTAATCTCCTGAATCAGTGTCATTTGGCTGGACTTGCCTTCACGACCAGCCTTGGCGGCTTGTGCTCTCTTCAACAGAGCGTCTGCTTGGTTCTCACCAATCTTAGATGCCTTCTCAGCCATTTCCATAGCACGTGCTTGTGCTTGGGAAGCGACGTCATCCAAACCAGCTTCTTCCAACAGCTTGGCATACTTAGCCATACCGTCAGCACTGTTCTTGTCCAAACCCATCTCTTTAGCTTGCTTCTTTACAGCCAGAATCTTGCTGTTCTTAGCCATCTGAGGGTCTTCAATACCCAACAGATTACCGAACTGCCTACCTAGCTTCTGTGTCATGGAGTACACAGGAGCAGCGGCAGCCTGTTCAGCATCTAGCTGTGCCATCTTAAAGCCATAGTTGGAATCTTCCTCCCGCTGCTTTTGATAAAGCAAAGCAGGGTCAATACCAAAGATGTTTGCTACTACGCTATCGTTTGCCATATCCGTTCCTTAGAAGTCGAAGAGATCGCCAAAATCATCCCAAGACTCACTCATATCTAGGTTGCTGAGGTCGAAGTCCCAAGAATCAGTGAATTGATCCATGTTGACACCCAACTCACTCATGACCTGAGAAAGAGACTCTTCAGGAATACCCATTCCAAGCAGTTTCTTAGCCATATCCGCTATTTGTCCCATTCCACCGCTAGCACCGGACAACAAGCCTCCGGCACCGTCTTTGCCTGTAATCCGGTCAAGCAGTGTGGCATTTCGTGCATTAGCAAAGCTGGCATCTCGGAATGCTCCGGTAGCCCGCAGCTTCTCCGCATCCAAAGCCATATTACCGAACAGACGAGCACTGTTCATGTCTGCGTTAGCACGACTGTTACCAGCAGACAGAGCCTGATCTGTAGTACGAGACACAAACTCTTCAGGCTTCATAGCCATGTTCTGCAAAGCACCTGCACGAGCAGTACGGCTGTTGGTCATGTCTTCAATGAACTTGTCACCAGACATACCCATACCAAACAGACCATTAGCCATGTCGTAGTAGGATTTCTGTTGTGCTGTACCTGCTGCACCAGACTGGATACCAATGTTATTCAAGGCACCCGCTTGCGAGATCATGTTGTTCTGACGATCAAAGGCAAGCTGACGAGAATCCTTGGTAGCATTCAAGTCCTGCATACGCTGTGCCTGCTTCAGTGCCATCAGTTCCGGAGCAGAGCCGTAGGAACCATAGTTCAGGCCAAGCCTACCCTGTTGGAGCAGCCGATTCTCCATGTCCAGGTTATCACTCTCACGAGTAGGAGCATAGATTTTCTGCATCAGGTCATACTCAGACTTGGCAGCAGCTTCAGGATCAAAGCCAGCAGCCTTGTCCAGTAGACTACCAGCACCGAACAAACCCTTCTGCTCATTGGCTGCGTACAGAGGATTAGCACGCTTGTTCAACCACTCTTTAGACAGTCCGTATGCCTGACCAGAGATGTCAGATACGTTCTGGTTGGTGTAGGGATTCAACAGACCAGGAATCTGAGCCATTGTCTGGTCTTGGAACTCCTGCCACTTAGGAGACAGGTAGGTATGTTGTTCCCCGTTACCCACATCTACAGAGCCCCCAACACCAGTACGGATGTTGTAGGGGGTGAACTTGCCTTGATCCTTGATCTGATTGGCAATCTTCATTACATTGTCAGCAGAGGTGTTGTATGCATCCGCAACACGCTGCCCACTGTTATTCAATACACCTGCTGTGGCTCCCGTGCTTAGCAAGTCAAGCCAGAAATTGTCACTCATATTTGATCCTCCAGTTGATCCTGTAGACTGTCCACCACCAACCAGTGAGGACACAACACCTTTACCTGCTTGGCTAATACCCTTTTTAGCTAACCAGTCTCCAAAGGGATTACCAGTAGACATCCCGGTACCGTAGATTCCACCTCCTCCAAACAGACCACCACTAGCACCTGTAGGTAGGGAAGCACCCCCGGCTAGATCAAAGCCTGAGGTCCATCCACCAGCACTACCTGCGGCTGTTCCTCCCGCTGCTGAAGCTCCTCCAAGTGCTGTGACGGCTGTCCCCATAGTGGCAGCAACAGCAATAAACTTTGCCATGTCTGTCAGGAAGCCCATGTCACCAGTGTCCTGGTATTCACGCATCCCTACAGAACCATCCTGATTCCTGTACAGAGACTGGAGATATCCTTTACGTCCGTCCGGGTCTTTGTAGTTGAAGGTAGCATTATCCCAATTCAAACTATTGGGATCAGTACCAGCACCGAAGGAGATTTGAGCAGGAAGGCCACCAACCGTAGTACGTCCACTGGTGGCATAGTCGAAGGTATCTCCCTTGCCATAGTTACGGTACACACCATTCGAGTCGAAGCCACCCCCATTACGTTGCAGGTTGTAGTCTTCCTGTGCCTTGGCAAGCAGATCAGACCACTTCAACTGTGAGTAATCGAAGGCCATTATCGATCCTTACGTTCCAGCGCTGCTACTCGCTGGTCTAGCTGTATAACTGCTGCTGTGAGGTGTTTGACAGACTCGATATTGGCTACCTGTCGTTCATACATCAGGTCAACCTTCTCCTGGTTCTTCAGCAGTGTTGTAAGCTGGTTGTAATTGATCCCGAAGCCAAAAGCCCCCACTACTACGGCACAGATGATGCTCCAGACAGGTAGCACCACAGGCACTACTAACGATTCAGCTACTTTTGGCATGATTCCTCTCTTCCGGCGGGAGATGTCTTCGTTCAATTTCTGATTCATAGCTCAGTTCACAATGCCTCTTTGTGCCTTCTTTGTCCCAAAACAGAACCTTGTCTATGATTGTTCTTAGTTGTTTGTACGGTTGTCGATCCCTACATCTGAAGCACCTTGCCGATATTGTCTCATCGGCAAAGCCTCCAGCTAGGGTGTTAAGCAGTTGGTCTACTGCGATTAACACCTGTTTCCATCTCATTAGAGCACCAAGACAGGTAGCTCTGCTATCAGTGCTTCAATAGTTGGGGCAGTACGTGTCCCTTGTTGTACAGCACCCATTACCTGATAACATTTAGCCCATACATCCCCACGCCAGCCTACAAAGGCTGTACCTTCAGCCTGGAAGGGATTAGGAGCACCAGCATAGCTACAGGCAGACACAATATCGTCATAGTTCTTGGATTGTGCCTTAGCGTCCAAGTGCTTCTGTACTGCTTCTGTGTACTCTGCCACGGTAGGTAGGACTACTACAGGAGGACGTTGTACTACTGCTGTACCGTTCCACGTATAACCAGCGCAGGTAAAACCGTCTGGTACTTCAACATCCACGATCCGCCAACCTTCAATCACATGCTTAGGGTAAATAGCATCAGCAGATTTAATCTCACCAGCCTGTTCCACTATGTCTTGTGCAAGAATGTTCTCGCCTTGGATTAAGAGTTTCATGCGCACACCTCAATGTTGAGAAGACGGAGTTGGTAGGTTGAAGCGCCTACTGTTGTTCCTGTGTACTGAGTGTTACCGAGTACAACAATGCGGTTGCCTGATACCGCAGTATTAGCAGCACCTAATGCAAGAGAAGGTGCATCAATAATCCCTCTGAAGTCGATAGCATCTCCATTCGTGCGGAACACAGGCATTCCAACCTGCGGCAATGGTGTGGCACTGCCGCCTGTAACGATGTAGTCGCCGCTTGACAGTCTGGTTGCGTACACCTGCGTTGGAGCGGCTGTAAGAGATATTGAATCTATGGCTGCGGATGTTCCAGTTGTAATCGTAGTTCCGCTTATCTTGTTTGCTACTGCTCTAAACGAACTTGCCGTATCGGCATCGCATTTGAGAACCGCGAATTCCGTAGTCCCTTGAGGTAGGACTATCCCGCTCTCAGCGCTACCTGTTGCTGCAGCAGAGATACTTCGATACAGAATCGTCCCTGCCGTCACCGTCCCTCCGCTTTCGGAGAGGACTACTGCGCGGGAAATGCTGCTGCTGTCGAGATACCAGAGTAGTGCACGAGAGCTATCGAGTGGGAACAGGTGCGGGTTGTAGCGGGTTGCGCTATTAACCGTGTACGAAACCAGATTAGCTGATAGACCACTTTCCACAGTCAGGGCAGCACCGCATGTCACCGTAGTACCAGACACGGTAAGGGCAGCTACCATCACTACGCTTGTATTGTTGTCGTCGGCTACAAGGATCTTCGTAGAGGACAACTGCACACTCGAAAGAGGAGCGGAATAAGCGGAACAATTAACCGTAATAGCAGCAGGAGTACCCACAGTACAGGTAGTACCAGACACACTTACAACAACTGCATAGTTAAAGTTTGTACTTGCCTTATACAGCACCAGCGCAGTAGTAGCGGTCAGGGCGTAGGTTGTGTGGCTTCCAGCAGTGCCGGATGATGCAATGATTGTCGCTTTTGCGCCAATCGTGACAGTCGCACCTGAAACCGACACAGCATGTGTACCTACCTCGCCATTCGCAAAAGCCCACAAATACAGGGTTGAAGATAGCTGTGCAATCCTTGGTGCGCCTGTAAATGTCTCATAACTCCATGTGGACGCTCCACCATTTGTTGCTGTCGTGGCTGGCGTTCCAACGGAAAGACTCAGCGACGGAGACGATCCGCTCAACGTCAACACCACTGCGGCATTGTCAGTAGCAGACGCCCCATAGAACACAATCGCGCTCGTAGCAGACACCTTAAACGCCGCGACAGGCGCACTCGAAGCCGTCGAACTCACCGTAACAGGCGTAGTCAGCACCTTCCCTGTGTTGTCCACCACAAACGCAGCAAAGCCGGAGGACAAGGCTGCGAAGTGAATACTCGTGTTGTCATCCAGCGCAACGAACGGAGCCAGAACTGTGCTCGCATACGTGCTGCTGAACGTGCTGTCGATGGTGATCAGGCCGGGTTCGAGGTTGTCGCCAATAACAGACCAAGAGCCAGCAGCGGTCGAGGCATCCTTGAGCGTGACGTAGGCAATGCCACCAGCAGCCACAGCAGAAACGAGCGTTCCGGCGTTGTCGCGGATGCCGAAGGGATAGCCGCCGTCGTTCTTGAGGATGTATTGAGGCCCACCAGTAGACAGTGTAGTAGCATCCGGCAAGGTAACAGACTTACCCATCGTAGCCATCGCTACCGGCTGGTACACATAAGAACCAGAGACAGTAGCATTCGTGGTAATCGAGGAATTAACCGTAGCAATACCTGCATATGCCCAAGAAGCATCAGTACCATTGGTAGTGACAAACTTACCACTGTTACCAGTCTGGGCAGGCAGAGCAGCATTCATAGCCACACTCTGTACCATTGCGGTACTGGCTGCATTGGTGCTGCTGTCGGACGAAGCTACTGTAGGGACAGTTACTGTACCACCAGTAAAGTTGTGAGTACCTGTATAGGTATCCCCTGCCTTGGTTGCCTTGAGAGCAAGCTTGGTGTCAGTAGTAGTTGTATCTTCCTTGGTAGCAATAGCAGAGGAGATAGCGTTCAATTCCGCATCAATCTCGCTACCCTTAACCAGCTTGGAAGGGTTGCCTGTTACCAGACTGTCCTTAGCTGTAAAATTAGTACCCTTGGTGTACGAAGCCATAGTTTAGATTGCCCTTCCTGCTTTATAGTAAGTGGTCAAGTTCTGGATTGACAGGGAGTTACCGTTAATGACAGACTCAATACCGATCTGGAATGTGCATCCTGCCCCTCCCAACTGCTGATTGATACGAGTGATGTTACCTGTGTTGTACTCTGCTATTCCATACTCACTGATGTTGTACTCAGCAGCAGTGGCAATGTCAGGAGCAGCCATTGAGCTAATCGTCTGGTAGGCAAAGTCTGTAATCCACTTGAACCGGATAGTAGAACCTCCACCCCCTACCACAATCACATTGAGCTTCTTCAGCATCTTGATTTGTGAGAGGTTCCCTGCATCCATGTGATTCGTGAAGTAACTCATCAGATAGGTAGCTGTGTTATCGGTATAACCATAGTATTTACCGATGTAACCTGCCTTACCCATGTACAGCAGATTGTCTCGTGTGTAGCAGAACGCTGTAGGAGTCTGCCCAGACCAAGTAGTTGCTCTCAGGCTACCATCTTCAAGCTTAAACCTCAGATCGAAGCAGTAGACCTTATCGAGTACCGGCATAGTGAGGAGGTAGAAACCATCCTTCTGCGAGTACACTGACTTGATGTTCTCTTTGTTTGTCTCGTATGGGAGTTCTGTAAGCAGAGCATCCCGCACATTCTTGGACAGGTCAGTAATAGGAGCAGACTTCTCTTGGATTAGCCTGCCGAGGCTTACCAAGCCCTTGTTAGACAGGAATAGCAGGTCCGTGCCGGTATCCTGTACTGTATCCCTACCAATGCAGCCAATGCCGTCTATAACGTCATACAGGCTCATTGTGGAGGGATTAGAGGCTCCTTGGTAGATCACCACACAGAACTTACAAAGGATCACCAGATAGCCGTTAAACGCGGCTAAAGCGACTACTTGATCTGTGCCGTTGGGGAAGACATTATGGAGGTTCAGTGTACCTGAGGCACCTGCTGTCCAGAGGTGTCCTGCAAGAGTGTCCGACCATGTGATTGTGGTTTTGTCTGTACTGGTGTCAGCCACCCAAAGTCTGCCATAGGCAGATAGAACTTCATTAGCTGTTGGTACTGTGCCAGTATAACCTGCGTGAGCAGATAGCTTTGCAAGGGTAGTGCCATCATAATAGAGTGGATCGTGTCCCCGTTGAAAGAAGTACGCTTTGTTGTTGAAGTTGACTACTTTCCAGTTATTAGCTGTCCAAGCAGCATCCGTATAAACAGAGGTTAGGGTAGAAGTCCCTGTGAAGATGTTCTTGTTGCCGATACTGAGTTGGACTGTTGAACCATCATTCTTGACGTATTCGTGCAGTGCAGCGACAGCATTAGAACCAAGAGTAGCATTAACGGCATTTACAGGAGTCCATCCTTTCCGAGCACCCATACGACCATAACTGTCAATCACACAATTATCAGCCGTCAGTGCATAGGCTGTGTTAGCACTTGTCGGGCTATCTTGGGTGTTCAACCCATAGAATCCCGGTGCTGTCACACCGATTGGGATTAGTTGAGTGGATGCCATTAGTAACGGCTCCACACAGCAGAATCAGGCTCATTGGAGACTGCAATACTGATGTAATCAGCCAGCGTAGCTTTGTAGATACCGAACTGGGCATCAGACATACGACCACCATCTTCACCACGCTCAGAGATAGCCCTAGCCCAAGCACCATCAATCACTGGCTGGCTAGGTACGCTCATGTTGTCCGTATCATCCTCAAGGTCAGCTTGTGGCTGGAAGACGTAGATACGCAGAGTATCTCCTGTGGTGTCAGGAATCGGATGCACCTGTACCTGAACTTCACCATCCGAGGTGTAGCCAACTACAGCATAGTGGGAAGGATCGCCACGTTGATTGTCCCCGTAGATGTTATTACGGGTCATCCATGTCTTAGGAGCGGGACGCAGGAGGCCCTTCTGGGAGACATTGTACTGGTCACAGTCAGGGAAACGAGTACGGTCAGATGTACCAGTCAGTGTGTAGGTGTGTGTCCCTGCTGTGGTGGTAATATCCATGTAGGTGGAGAGTTGACGCCAGTTCCAAGCATCTTCTACTTCCCGCTTCGTCTCATTAACGAAGTCACCGATCAGTTTGGTGTAGGCAGTATCCTGTACGGAATTGCACTCAGTCTCCCTCAACCGACGCAGTACAGCATTCACCAAGTTCTTGTAATTCATCTTCTGTCTCTCCCTTAGCTAGTGCTCTACGCTTAAACAATCTAGCCATACTGTTTGCTAGAATACCTGCATCCCAAGCGGGATACCCTATGCCCTTCAGCCTGCGTTCGTTCTCATCCCTTACGTTTTCCCCGTACCCCTGTCTTAGCAGGCATACTTGGTGCCTTATCAGGTGATGGAACCGGGCTTGGATGTATCTCTCGTGCAGGATCACGTCCCGTGTCTTCCTTAATCCCCTTGTTGCCATCCTCGATCACCTCTGTGTAGCTAGGATGCTTCCTCAATTCAGCAATGTCATTCTCGTTGTGAAACTCGATAATGGTGCCGTTGTACGTACTTTTGAATTTAGCCATGTAGTAGAAATGCCCCAATTAAGGGGCATTATTTAGAACGACGGTCGGACTACAACAGCCTTGATCGTCGTAGAAGCAAGGTCAAGAGTGCCCCCAGACTCATTTTGCAGACGCACAGAGATGGTGTCAGCAGCCTTAACGTAAGCAGTAGCGGTAATACCAGCCAAGCTCACACCAAGACTAAAAGACAACACCATGTCGCCAAGAGCAACACCAGGAACCGTGCAGTCATGGGTTTCACCAGCAGCGTCAACCAAAGAGCCAGCATCAACAGTGCCAGTGACTACCCACATATCTGTGAATACACCTTGCATCTGTTTGGCACCACGCTCAAGCGTAACAGCAGTAACAGCCATTTATATCTCCTATAAGGTTAGATGAGAGGGCCACTCAAGGCCCCCTCCTTAATGGCTTTAAGCCGGCACTACGAACGCCAAGGCCGCGTAGTCGCGCAGTTCCTTCGTACCGTAGACGGTATCAGAAGTAACCAGAGTACTGAGATACTCTTGCTTGTACTGCGACTGAGTACGGATGCTCATCTGTTCTGCCAGAGCCATTGCATCTTTGTGGAGGATCATACCTGCACGATACTTGGTGTCAGTCGGGCTGGAAGTATTCCAGTCAACCGTCAGACCAAACTCGTCAGCATAAGAAGCACCAGTAGGAGCAGTGGAGCTAAACGACACAGACTGCGTGCTCGTCACGCTGTTGCAGTGGATGAATGGGCAGTTAGTCGAGACAAAGACATCCAGACCGTACAGATTACCCAGACGACCAGTCTTAATGGTGTTACCGTCACCAACAAATGCTTGCTCAGTAAAGCGGCTGATACCACGAAGGACGTTAGCCTCAACAGGCGGGATAACGATGGAGCACTCTGCACTGTTCACGTCCTGATCTTCCAGAGTCTGGATCATCTTGCGAAGACCAGCGTCAGTAAGAGCAGTACCGTTACCACCAGAAGCACCAGAGAAGTTGGTAGAACCGTCACCACCGATAACAGCCTTCTCATACAGGTTGGTAGCACCAGCGATGGAGCCAGCATTTAAGCCAGCACCCAACAGATGCAAGTCCTGGTCAACACGCTTTGCAAGTGCATAGCCTGCGTCGTCAGTGTAGAACTTACGCATGGAGGCAAGTGCTTGCATCTCAGCGATGTCCTCATAAATCTTCGAGTATTCGAAGTGTTTGTTGATGAGGATGTCCACCACACCAGCGGTATCTGCAATCAGCGTTACCTGCGTAGAAGCAGCCTTAGCAGATGCCGAACCACGTGCCGGTACAGGGATATGCAGCGTATCGCCCTTCTTGCCTTTGAAGCTGATCTTCGTGACAAGGTTAGCGAGAACAAGCTTCGATTTATATGCGGCGATTGTTTCGTCCGACCAAATTTCCGGGATAAAGTTAGCTGCGGTAGTGATAGTGCTATGATTGGTTCCGAGACCCATGATTTATTTCCTTTAAGTAAATAGGTTCATTTAACACGCCCCTCACTGTAAGCCTTCATGATTTCATCACTAAGGGCTTCATACCGATTAGGGTCGGTCATTTTCAACTTGATTAAGTCAGCGCGACGGTAAATCTTCTTTGAGGATTCTCCTGTTCCAGATGCCATATCCACGCTAGCAGCCTTGAGAGATTGCTTTTGCTTGGCTTGGAGTTGTTCTGCCTGTTCCTGCTGTTTAGCAGCCTTGACAGCACGTAGCTCCTTGTAGGTAGAGAGAAGTTCATCAGCAGCATCAAAGTCATAGTTCTGAGCAGCAGCCGCTAGGGCCATTCGGACTTTAGAACCCTTAACCCATTCAATGAATTCAGGGTCTTTGCCGAACTGTTCAGGATCACCATGCTTCTCAACCAACTGCTGTTTAACCTCCTGTGCCTTCAACAGAGCCGCTGTTTCACGAGCCTGTTTCACGGCAGGGTGGTTCTCTACTACCCGATTTACAGCTTCTTTAGGATCATCAAAGAAATCGACTTCTTGAGCTAGAGGTTCTGGCTTAGTCTGCGCAGCTTGATTCTTGAGTATCTGGTCAGTGAGTTTGCGGAGTTCTCCAACTTCCTGAGCCTGACGACCAATCAGCTTCTCAGATTCCTCATAAGCCTTGACAATCTCCTTAAGAGACTTGCCCTTAAACTTCTCTGGAACCTCATCATCTTCATTGGCTTGGGCCTTCTGCTCTGTAGGTTCTGGCTTACCAGCCAAATTATCCACATTGTCATACTGCTCAAGTTCGTCTTGATTAACACTAGAATCCAAAATATCAGCCATGTTGTATAACCTCCTTAACCAGTCGGACAGAGCCGATTACTGGAAATAATTAAAATAGAGACAGACGTTCAAGAATTACGTTTTTTGTCTCTAGCTCGCCTTTCATGGTCTCGTTCCCACTTATACGTGGCACCAGGGAAGTCCCCACTGATGGGGTCTAGTGCTGTTCGTGGGGCAGGGATCATACGGTAGGCTCTTGCACCGCATTGCTTGCATTCGACATGCTCTGTGCTATGGTGAACAAAATGCTCATTGACATGGCCTTCGGCACACTCGAAATCAAGAACTATTAACATCAATCTTCCTTTAAGTCTTTATACGCAGTCTCTACGAGATTCTTGCGCTCCAATACCCAATCCAGTATGTCCAACTGTCCTTGTACGAAACTCAGTTGCTCTGCACCTTTAATATCTTTAATACGTGGCAGTGCTTCTTTCGCTCGTTTAACGTCATCAATGAAGTTGATCCAACCATCAGTGATGAACATGTCGAACTGTGAGTCGTAATACTGGTCTAGTTCTTTGTCTGTCATGTTTAATCCATTAACAGGAGTTCAAGGATGTACTCATCTTCATCATCGTCATCCTGCTCTGCTTGCTTAGCCAGGAGTTGTTTCTCAACCTTCTGGACTGCTTTCAGAACCGGCAAACTCTGTGCTTCTTTAACCGCCAGAAGCCTTTGTTTTAGCTCTTTGATGACCGGCAATACATCCGGCAACGGTAGGTCTTTAAGTGGGGCTAGAGTCTTCTCTACTGTCTTAGTAATCTGGACAGGTTTAAGCTTCTTCTCTGTCTTCTGCTGTTGAGCTTTAACCTCTTGCTCAATAATCAGCTTCAGTTCAGCAGGTGTCGCTTCTACTATCCTGTTGCCAACACTGTAGCGTCGCTTCTTTGGATAACCACCACCCCTATTAGTCCGTCCCGCTTCCTCATCAACCGGAGGGGGTGTGTCATTCCCTGACAACCCATACCGGATAATGTGGGCGATGTCACCGAATGAACCAAACCCATCGGTGATTAGGGTTGCGATACTCACGATGCACGAGTGATGCTTGTTGGTGCACTAGCGTCGTTGAGCGTAAAGGTCATTGCCGTAGTAGAACCGTCCAGTTTCTTGGCCGTCAGCGTGGTACTAGTGACAGTCTTCTCAGACATCAAAGCCCAGAGCATGTACAACATCTGACTAGGTGTAGCTGCTGCTCCGTCTGTTGCATACCCTTCGGTCATCGCTACAGTACCCTTGGCGAAGTCGTAAGCACTCGTCAGAGTCATTGCGTCCCCTGTTGCAGCTGGAGTAGCCGGAAGGTTATCCGTCTTAGCTTTGATAGCTGCAATCTCGGTGTCTAGGAAGTCATCAATAGTATTGACGCTAGCCTGTGACGCTAGTCCGGATTGAACCTCTGTGACGAAGTCCAATGCAGTAGAAGCTGCTGTTATCACATTGTCGCCAATGGAGTGCACACAAGCAATTGCGGGAACTATCTCGTATTCGGATGTGGCGTCGGGGGTGATGACGAATGTAGGTGCTACCGTAGCGACTTTTGTTGTTCCGTTATAGGCCGTGATGATTGCGCTTTCACCTATACCCGTGCCTCCGACGATAATCAGTCCGTCATGCTTGTAAATATCATTCGTTGCACTTTCCCCTGATGCCAGTGTAATCGAAGAGGAGGTTCCAGCTTGCGCTGTTCCTGTTGTAATGACAAAGGAAGCATCTACCTGCCTCAGCCTGCGCCCAGCAGAGTTAACAACATTGTGACTCGCTCCCGACAGGACCTCATCCCATATTTCATCCACCAAAGTAGCACGGCTGGTGGAGTCAAGAGACACGGCATCACCAGGAAGCAAGGCCAATACCTGCATCTGTGTGTCTGTTGGGTCCGCACCCGTAGCCGTGATGTGTAGCGCCAGGTCACCCAGAGTGTCTGTATGTGAGCTAGTCAGAGCCAACTTGTACCATCCTGTAGCCAGTTCCGTGACAGTAGGCGTGATGGAAGCAAAAGCAGCCCCAGCCTTACTAGCAGTAATGGTCAGTGTTAGGCCAGTCTTGCCTGTCACATGATCGGTTGAATCCGTCATAAACACGACAATATCTCGTGCCGTCGATTGTTTGAGCAGTCTCATTGATTAACTATCCTTCCCCGACTGTATGTGTTGCCACCTCCCCCACCAGCACCATCGTCAAACGCCGAGGCTTTAACAAAGATTAAGGGTCTTCGCGTACTCACCGTAGACCACGCCCCAGAATCCAAGCGCGTAGCTAGACAGCAGGAAGCACCAAGACTATGAGCGTCTAAGTGTCCTGCTGATGCCACATCGTAAATGTGTAGATTTACAGCGTTGGCTGTCGTAGGACGCAGAGCTATCCGATAGGTGGTGTTGGCGCTCAAGGAGTGTGCCTGCGAAAAAACTACATGTAGCGGTCTCGTGCCTGATGTAGTACCTAGAGTATTCCCATCAATCGCCACAGTCTCCAATGCGGTCGTCCCACTGTATAAAATGATCTCGAAATCAGAGGAACCAGAGGAACCGTAACAAGACAGCATGGCCCCATCTACTTTAATGGGGAACGGAGCTGAAAACTCTAAAGCGTACTCATCGGCACTACCAGTGCCGCTGTTGTAGGTGGCCGCAGCGATAGCAGACATTGGCAAAGCGCCAGCCAATGTTCCGAAAGTCCCATCACTAAACTCAAGAATAATATTGGCGTTAACTGTTTGTGAGGCCCAAGAACCTGTAAACAGTAAGGTGGTTGCGTGTTGAACAGAAGAACTCGCCGATAGATGTCGGAGGTTCAGAGCATCCGCAGCAGTGAATGTCCCATACTCGACAACAACAGCAATTAGGTCTCCGTAACTAACAGAAACATCCTCGCCCAAAGCGCCAGTCTGGTGCCATGTGTTTGTGGAGAATGTGGCGGCTGCTTCCGTGACTGTGCCGTTATTCGTTGCCCCTAGCACCGTGCCAGACGGTTGGGCTGGTGGTCCAGTCGTAGTTGAAACGCTTTGAATTGATGTGGTAATTGTGCTGGACGCATTTAAGGAAACGGTTCCCGCAAGATACCCAACCTTTCTAATGCTTTTAGCAGTCCTGTCCTTAGTTTCCACTCTTCCGATAAAAGCGATTTTCTCTGTCGAAGCGTCGATCAGAGTTGCCGTAAAACTAAACCCGCTGGCTGAATAATAGGGAGGTGTCGGTATATATACGCCAATCCCCGGAATGTTTTGCATCGTCATACAGACACCGTCACCCCGGCCTGCACGCTGGCCTTAAATTGTGCCAGCGTCTTGCCTTCGTTGTGTAGCTTCAGCGCTACCTTGCAGAACGCATCAATGTCGTCCTGAGTGATGTTGGAGCGTAGTTCTTGCACCTGCATAGGTACATCCCTTACTTGCGCTCCTTTGGTTAGACGAACAATAGCATGGTCTCCCCCGGTGCACACCGATACCAGTTGTACTGATACAGAAGCCATTATTACTCCTTAACTGGTTCAATATGGGTGGGTTTTCCGTCACCACCACGTTTAACACGCTTAACCATCTTGCCGTTCTTCATAAGGCCAGCAATCTTGCCACCTTCCATAACAACCTCACCAGGAGCATCCCTGTCGGCCATTACGCGAGCCATGATGTCTTCAATCTCTTTGAGCTTGCCTTTGGCCTCTTCAGAGTTGGTTTTAGCAGCAATAGAAGCCCTGCTACCCTCCATCTGGACGTCTACCATGCGCTCTTTAGCCTTGATTTCCCGTTCTTTAAGCAGTCGATCCGTCAATTCCAGACGTTGCTTAAATGCCTTGTCGGTAGGGTCTTCATCCAGGTTATTAGTCGTAGCAGCGATGATTTCAGCCTGCATCTTCTGTGGCAAATACTCAGTTTCAAGCTGTACTTGCTGTGCTTCAGCCTCCAATTTAGTAGCTTCGGCCTGTTTCTTAGCCAATTCAGCCTGTGCCGTAGCAATAGCAATCTGCTGTTGCAGTTGTTGAAGCTGTTGCTGCTCTGGAGAAGGCTCAGAACGCTTGGAAATCTCAGCTTGTAGCTGTTCCCTGTTATGAACAGACGAGTTGTCCACGATACTGTTAAGAACCAGCGGATAGTAGGGGCTTTCAGGCCCCATAGTCTGCAGCAGGAAGGCAAATTGCTGCTGTTCGTACTCTCGTGCCATAATGCCCATAGAGGCAACAGGCACAAACTTGAAGTTCTTAGCAGGATAACGCTCAGGGTCATACTGCATGTAACGCCAAGCAGCCTTCTCAACTAGCGGAATCAGGAAGTTTTCTTGGAAATTAACCAGAGTTCGCTTATTACGCTTGATAAGCAGGCCAAGAGCCATACTAAGAGCGCCATTATTGGTTTCCCCCCCGACAGCAGAGCTAACAGCACCGGCATCAGTGGTTCCGGTAGCTTGAAGTAGCATTCGCTCAAACTCACGAGACTGCTGATAGCTGTTCTGGTCAAGGTTTCCAAACTTAAACTCCTTAATGATCTCGCCTGGATTACCATTGGTCAGTACAGAACCTCCCGGTTGCACCTTAAACTTGGCTCCACGAGGCAGTCTGGAGGCATCCATAGCGACCATGGGAACGCTTGTAAGGGCCAGATTGTCGATACGGCTACGTACCTCTGCATCCAAGCCTTTTTGACTGTTATACGCCTTCTCAGCGATTCCACGGCCCCAGAAGGAGTTAGGTACGATGTCGTCTTGGAAGGACAGAACAGGACGATCCTGCATCATGTATGGCGAAGCTTCAGCCTTAATGATGGTTCCGTCGTTGACGATAATGACGATTGCTTCTACCAGTTCACGGTAATCGTCTACTACGTCGTCATCCAGGTCTTCCTCTTCGAACAGTTCCTCAACTTCTTCACTTGTTGCTTCTAGAAGCTTTTTCGGAACAAGTCCGTAATAACGAATGACCTTTACACGGTCAATATCACGCTCATTGTCTTCAAAGGTAGGAGACAGGTAGTCTTCACCCTGGTCTACTCCGATGTCCACATCACGGTAGATACCCTCTTCCATACCTTTGACGATGGAATGGACAGAGACTAACTCCTCTACAGCACAACCAAGAGCCTCTTCCACACAGCGAGCATTAGGATCAATAAGGAAGTTGTTAGGCTGGATGGGCTTCAACTGCACTGAGAAGCGGCGTTTCTCACTTGAGCCTACAGCCATCATGCCAGCGCCCATCGGCTGAGAAGCAGGCTCACGATAAGATACCTCTTTGACGACAATCTCACCGATACCTGTACCAAAGATACCGCCATTGAGCAAGCAGTCTCCAACAGCTCTACGAATCTTGTCTCGCTTGAAGTCCTGTGTGAGATTGTTCTTAATCTTCTCCACATCCATCTGTGATTCTGGCTGTTCTGTATCCGGTTCACAGTCGAAGAACATGCCACGACCAAAGATAGCCTCTTCAACCTCTGAAACATGGCTTTCAATAGCCTGTTGCGTGGCAGGAGTAATCAGCTTGGCTCGTTCAGATTCACGAGTCTTGCTGTCACCAGTCCAAATGCCACGCCAGATGTTGTAATACTCAGCCCACTTGGGATCATAGTTCTGCTGACGATGCTCACGCCATACGTCAGTACGTGCAGTGATCCACTCAGCTAACTCTTTGAACTCGTCTTGTGGTGTGTCTTCGTTGTAGTCAATCACTTAGTAGAGTCTCCGAAAGGGTCTTTAAAAAAGACATCCATCACACGCTCCTGAATGCTCTTCTTCGGAGGCAGAGTGTTTTGTGCCGTATATGGAGGCAAGTCCTTAGCATCCAGCCGTTCTGTGCGCAGTCCTGTGGTAGCCTTGTACGCTTCTATATAAGCGTCATTGTTGTTAAACAGATGCTTCCTGAGAACAGGGTCTTTAGTAATGTCGATGCCTTTTGCTGTCTCTAGACCAGACAAGGAAGCCATAATCTCATCAAACGGAGAGTCATTGGTAGGCTTTCCACCAATAGTCTTTCCTTGGGTATAGTTAGTTAAGTACCCATCATTTGCCCCCAACTGCTTCAGGCGCTCTCTCACTTCTGGTTTAGCCGTATTTCTTTGAAACTCCAACCAGTGATCTTTAGAATACTTGCTACCAACACCCTTAGACTTAGCATCTTGTAGAGCAGCGTCGAATGCGTCTGTCTTCCTCCAATCCTCTCCGTAACGACCACTAGCCCTGTTGTCAAGAATATGCTCAGTCTCGTGCATGATTCCGTAATCTGGAGCCTGTTTTACATAGTCTGTAGGAAGTCCCTCGTATGTACCGTGGAACAAGATCGTGTTCGGAGCATAATTTGGAACACCAAAGCTTGTACCTAGGGCAGCATTACCTAGAGATGTCCCAAACAGAGTTCCTGGATCAAAACCAACCTTCTGGTTGCCCATTTGACGAAGCCTTAGCTGCTCTCTCAAGTTGTTTTCTGCCTCTGCTTTACGCAGAGCCTCAAAGGTCTTCTTATCCATCACCATCCTGTCAGCGAATCCAACGGTTCATACGGTTCTATTTCAAACGACTGAGAGTAATCTGCGGTTTGTATCTGATCTACGTAAGCCAGAGCATCTACCATGTCGTCGTGGACTTTAGGGTTTGGGAAGTCCAGCAACTGCTGCAAGAACTTCTTATTCCACTCACCCTTTTGGAACCAGACACGACCATGTTCCATACGTCCTTGTAAAGACCAGACAATACGTTCAGTCTTGTTCTGTTTGCCGTGGCTTACAGCCTCGATGTGCGGATAGACGTTCAACCTCCGCATCTGATCCTCCATGTAGGGAGCCAGGGCATTCTTTAGGCTTCCACTCTCGATACCGATTGTGCTTACCTGATGCTTTTGTGCGGCTCTTAGGATTCTGATTGAGGTTTCCCGTACGTCCCATCGTCCTGCGATAATCTCCTTGACGAACCAGCCTTCCTGCGCTACTGTTACAATGGCGATAGCTGTGTCATCAAGTCTGTTGTTTTTTAATTGTGCTTCTTTTTCTACGTCTGCAAAGCCAGCAGGATCAACAGCCATGAAGGTAAAACCACCCTTAAAGGGGGCTTCATCGACAACCTTGAACCATTCTTCCTTAAACAGACCAGAACCGGCACTCTCAAAGGTAGCTTCATACTCCTGACGGAATGCAAAGCTAGACATGGTGCTTCTAGCCTTCTCGATAACCTCTTTATTCAGGAATGGGTTATCAATGGTCTTGAAGGCCCACGATTCCCAGTGTTCTGGGTCGTCATCCTCATTCAGATAGAGGTCATAGAACCAGTTCTTACCTTTTGGTGTACCAATAAACAGAGCACCACCGTCACAGTCAGCCAGGGTAGGCTGCAAGGCCAGTTCCCATGTCTCAGGCTTCATGTCTGCCACCTCGTCAAGGACGATGTAGGCATAACCAACGCCACGAAGGGTATCAGGACGGTCAGAACCCTTAACGAAGATTCGCCGACCATTAATCAACGTAATCATTGCAGTGTTCTCGTGGGCCTCTTTGATTACATCCTTACCCAGAGTCTTCAGCTTATCCCAGATAATCTGCTTACCCATTGCGAAGGTGGGACAGACATATGCACAGTCAAGTTTGGGAGACTTCAGAGCCTCTGTAATCAGTACCCATGCAGCTAGTTCTGTCTTACCGAATCGTCGTCCTGCACAGACTACCTTACGTTTCTTAGTGGATTTAAAGACGGAGAGCTGTCCTGGATGTAGCTGGACACTAAGCGTCGCCATCTCGTTCTTCCTCTATAAAATCCACTACTTCAGCTTCTACAGCATTCATAGTGTTTTCGTGTACCGTAACACCCTCAACAGAGATGGTGATTGTCTTCTCGTCCTTGTTGATCGAGGTGATGTCGATGGCCTTGGTAGCTGGAGCGATACGCTCAATCAGCAGCTTTAGCATCGTGGCCTGATCCTTATCGTTATCGTCCAGAGCCTTCTTAATGACCTTGGCAATGATCTTTTCGGCCTTCTCACCGATCATTTCAGCAGCCAGAACAGACATCTTGTTCTTGGAGCCGATAGGACGACCAGGAGGCTTATTGCCCTTGGCAAACAACTGCTTGTTCCCCTGCTTCCTGAACTTCAGATCAGGGGTTTTAACCAGTACCCGACCACTTGCCAACGGATTCCCATCGGTAGCTTGTTCTTTTAAGTCAGTCGGGACGGAGACAGGATCACCACCTTTCTCAAGAGACTCTTTAAGTACCTTAAGTCCTTCGTCTACATCTGTGTAGACCTGCCAATTCTCATTGGACTTAGGGGCGTCGTCGGACACTGTTTCTCCATTATCGGGACAGGAATTAGGTGGGAGTCTGTTCCTCCCTGTCAAGTAGGGTCAAGTAATCAGCTTTTACCCTGCCAAGCACAAAAGCTTGTTTATATGGCTAGGAACCCTAACTATTGCTTTGACAACAGGGATACTATTAAGTTCCCTAAATCCATTAATATTCTTAACTTAACGCACAAATAACCAGGACGGTTGACAGGAAGGACAGGACGAGGGACAAATTACTCGTTTCTCGTTTGTGGAACAGGTGGAGGTATAAGCAGGGTGTCTCTCCAAAAGACCCCTGCTATTTTAGTTTAACAGCTATAGTAAAATAAGCTGTTACTATTCTGACAAGAATATAACAGACACAATTCAAATCAAACCAAGACTATTTTTAGATTTATTGTTTGGGTTGTTGTTTTTAACTTTAATCTTTTTATAGTCTTGGACACCAAAAACATCAATTAGTTTCACTGTTCCTGCAAATATATTTATCTAATCCCACTAAATCCCTTAATTCTACAAGGTACTTAGTTGTCATTCCATAATGTGAAATGAGATAAGCTTCTTACCACTATTATTCGTTGTTATTTAGCAACAAGTCCGATATTCACCTCTCTTGTGCGTGGGGTTGTCAACCACAAACAACCACAACTGCACTACCCCGCCCCCCCCCCTATCACTACACATGGAGCCATAGGCTAGGCCTACTAGCGCGACATCGAATAGCCAACGGCTATGAGAGTACGAGGACTGCGTCCGAAGTACGCGTAATGGGACATTATGTAAAGTACGTAGTAAGGCGTACTAATAGACTATAGCTATACTGTAATGAGAATAGTTATCATTAAGTATTACTATGCATGGAAGGTTAGCTAGATCAAGGACAAATTACGAGGAGGAAGAGAACGTGATTGTCATTCCATCGCTATTACT